GGCTAATCTATGGTTTATTGGGGATGCCAACATGAATGCGTTCTTCTTTGAATAATATTACTTAGTACAAAGAAATTTCTGCATATCACGTGTGTACGTGAGTCCATCTAGTGATCCATCCAACGATGTAAACCATTTGGAGCAGAAAGTGATGTCGTAAAAAGGTCCCACGTCCAACGTTTTCATGCATTGTCCTAATCCAACTGCAACCGGGTTCACTTTGGATCGTGAAGTTAGCTGCATGATAGAATGCTTGATGCCCTCAGTCAACTGTGGCTCACAAAATAGAACCACATCATCTCCTGAAGCCATGACAAAAGTCTTATCATGTTTCCAGGGCTCTCTAATTCCAGCTTGCTACATGTAGTAGTAAGTGTACAAAAGAGAACGGAAAGTGTTACCAAGAGTAGTCCTGGTTGACAATCCGGAGAATGTAGTTCCATACATGCGAGTATAGATGTAGTGCTCATGTGGGTTTTCCAAGCCGCCCACTGACTCCCTGAATGCGTGTGTTACGTCTACAGGCCATCTGGGTCCATTCACGTGTGGAATATACGTGAAGACAATGTTGACGGTGTCCAAGAGTGCGCTCATAAGGTTCGACCTAACTAAGTCAGGGTTCCTCGTGAGTTCACTTTACCATCGGTTTCCTAGGATCCGTTTGATCTTACTCTCCATGCTATTCCAAAATCTGTTATCTACAATGGTTTGTAGAACTTCTAGCTGAGAGGAATCAAATGCAGATCCGTCCATAGATATCGCGTTCCAGTGGGCCCCAACGTTATTCCTTATGAGAGAAAGTTGTTGGTCTTTCGTTAGTCCTTAGACAAAGCCTGGTTCGCATTACTTTATGAGGTCCCAGAAAGCTGATTATACAGCAGCCATAATGCCAACTTAACAGTCTGATGGCACCATGATTGCTCTTGGTCGGCTCTCCTAGTCCTCAAGAAATCCATCAATTAAGTTGAATTCCTCACTTGTATAGATCTCCCCTGATTTAACCATTAAGACACTAGCTCCCTTGTAGTCACAAACTTCATTTGACTATAGTTACTAAATAATATTAGATTTGTAGGTGTCTTTTTTCTTGGTTGTCCATGCCTCCTTTTCGGGGTATTTCAACAGGTCGATCTCGTCGAAGATTGATTAATCAAGTTACTCTAATTTAATGGAGAAGAAAGAAAAGTAGGTGTGTGCAGTACGGTCGAAATTGTTCATATGAGCTTAATCATATTCAACTCTACCAGAAAGCTGTCGGCTTAAAGCACTAATGGCATTCTAAACTGTCTTAGAACACCACTCGAACTCTTCGGCCACAACTCCCCCATTAACCACATTCCACCCGGATTTGCACACTGTTGTAGAGCTATTAATATTTACAAATTCTCCACGTATGTATCGCACTGGCTCAGGATGGATTAGCATCCATTGCTCTAGTGCAAACATTTATACAGCA